TATGGAACGGCACACCTACAAGCGACTGCCGTCACTTGTAAAGAGCCATCCTACGGAGCAGCGCGCTGTTTCCTCTGTAAAGAGCAAACAGCGGCTTGCACCGCGGAGGCGAACGTCTCCAGACCAGCAAGTTTGGACAGCTTGCTGGTCTGCCTTCGTCCATTCCGGCTGGGATACCCGTCTTGTGGCGTGGTACTTTCACCGGTGGTTCACTCGCACCCTTCCTCACCGAGGTTGGGTGTGGTGTAGCCACCGTGTGAAAGCGCTTGCCCACAGCGTTCGGGCCGCCTCGCTCAGGACAAAGTACGAGCTCCCCGACTACATTCCTCGGAATGTGTCGGCTGTGCTCTGTTCTTTGGCCTGGTCGGACGGCCGGAACGGCTTCGCCTTTAGCCGCCTCAGTCGCGCACTTCCCCTGCCCCCTAAAGGGTCGGAGAAGTCCGCTGTTCTGAGTGCCAAGCTTTTGGCGGAGAGACGGTTTCCCACATCGGAGTGGCTGCGTGACCAACTCTACTCTCACGTTCGGGCCGAAACCCGTCGTAGGAGTTTGAGAAAGCCGCACAGCCTCCCCTCCTCGACGTCTGCCTGCTACGAGTCCTCCGGGGCTCTTGGCGGGGTAGACGGCTACCTTCGGCGACTCGGGAACGACGTCCTCGACCGTGTTGTAACACGCGGCGAGAAGACGCGCGTTCCTGCGAACGTCCTTCGCGGCCTCACTCCCTTCGGACAGGACTCCCTCGGGAGGTTCTGTCTTGAGAAAGTCAGGGGCGATGGAACGTTCGCGGTCGCTGACGACGAGACTGTTCGTACTCTCGGCGTTCTCGAGGCTCGCCGGCTGAGGGATCTCTCCAAAGGGGAGATTCCGTTCAGCCGGTCTCGAGTAACCGTGGTACGGGCACCAGGACTTAAACACAGGGTACTTGGGGTACCCCAGTGTTTGGTCTTTGTGGAAGGAACTTGGGCTCGGCGGTCCGCGAACATGCTCCCTAAAGAGCATGTTACGCTTTACGACGAGCCTCACGTTCCTTACAGTCTCGTAAAGTCCTACACCCAGCAGGCGGTCTTCAGTTCTTTGGACTTGTCCAAAGCAACTGACGGCCTCTCGCTGGATGTGGTGACGGTAGTGTGCCAGGCCCTGCGCGACAACGGACTTATCAGAGTTTTCGACTATGATAACGTCCTTTGGGGCGCAGGGATCCCTACTCCGACTCTTTTCGAGTCGGAGTGGGGAAACTGGCACGCGAGGAGGGGGTC